GATCGAAAGCGGCCAGCCCAAGCCATCTTCGACACCGCATGTCCATACCTCCGAAGTCGCAGCGCACAAGGAAGCCACTCGCCTTGCCGCGAAATACAAGGGCAAGAAGTTCGGCGTGTTCACGCTGACGGCGACGCATGAAGAAGCCGCGCCGGTCTATGACCACAAGTGGCAGAATATGGCTGCACTGGGCCTCAAGATCGACGCGATCAAGGAATTGCGGGCTGTTGCGGGTCTTGACCTTCTATCAGCAAAGCGGGCTGTCGAGGCTTTCGAGCAAGCAGCCTAACCAGCGCTAGCGGCTGGCTACCAACCAGCCGCACTTCACCACATCATTGAGGAGACCTTTATGAAGGATGCTTTCGCAATCCTCGGCGCGACGCTGATCACGCTCGTGCCGCTCAGCGCTGTTGTCGCCGCGGTCGCCGCTTGGGTGACGCACGTCTATGTCTGTATTCAGGCAAGTGCGTGGATCCTGCTGGCCTTTGGCTGCGTCGTCGCACCTGTCGGCATCATCCACGGCGTAGGTGTTTGGTTGGGAGCGTTCTGATGACGTCCCCCTGGTACACCGAATCCATCACTGCACCACCGCTCGACCACGTGCCGGTCACGCCGACGCCTCGCAAATACGTAACGCGCGGCCTGAAGCGCGGAGGCATCGCAGCACTCACCGCAGCAGCGGCCATAGGCCTCATCATGCTGTTTCCGTTTGCGATCTTTGCAATCGCCGTCCTCGGCGCCTTCTGGTGGCTGTTTTGCCGTCTGTTCGCGCGCTGATTACTTACTGGCGGTGGCTCATTGTCTTTGCAGCCGCCGTCTACATCGCCGCCATCATTTTCACCGCACCACCACACTGAGGAGGCTTAATGTCAGTCTTTGATAAGCTGAGATCGAGCAAGCGTAAAACTCCGCCGGTTCTCGCCATCTATGGCATTGGAGGCATCGGCAAGACCACGCTCGCAGGGGAGTTCCCCGATCCGATCTACCTACACACCGTCGGCGAAGAAACGCCGGTTGATCTCGACGTCCCATCGATCGAGATCGAAAACTTCGATGAAATGATGGACGCCTTCGAGCACCTTCTCACCGAAGAGCATGCCTTCAAAACCGTCATCATCGATAGTTTGGATGCTTTCGAAAAGATGGTCTGGACATTCACATGCGCACGCATGGGATGGGACACCATTGACAGCAACGACAAGGGTTCGCCGACCGCATTCGGCAAGGGCTACCTTGAGGCCGACAACGACTGGCTCGAATACATGTCTGCCATTCGTGCATTGTCTCGCGCCGGCGTCCACGTCGTGCAGATCCTGCACAGCAAGGTCAAGTCGTTCAACGACCCTCTCGTCGACGCCTATGACCGTTATCGGCCAAAATTGCAGGACCGCGCCACCGACATCATCATGGAAAAGAGCGACGCGCTCCTGTTCATGAGCAAGCGCACGTCGGTCAAGCAGGTCGATAAGGGGTTCGGGAAGAAAGAAGCGAAAGCCGAGGGTATGTCAGGCTCTGAACGCGTCATCTACACCGACGAGCGAGCGGGCTTCCTGGCAAAGAACCGCCTCAACATGCCGCCCTCGATCCCGTTCAAGAAGGGCAAAGGCTTCACCGAGCTCTCGAAGTACTTCTACACGGCGCACGCGCCTGTAGAGGAAGAGGAGGCGGCAGCATGAAGTTCAACTGCGGTCCAACACAGGCAGAACGACGCCAGCAAGCGCGTGACCGGTTCTGCGTTTGGCATCGGTGGTTCGCATGGTTTCCAGTGCGAGTTGGAAGCGGCGATTGCCGATGGCTTGAAACAGTAGAGCGCTGCGCGGGAGGCGTGCACTCAGCCGGGCTCATATTCGAATTCACGCCGTACAACTTCACCTACCGACCGGCAAACAACTAACCACCACACCACCACAAGGAGACTACGCATGGCAGGACTTGGTCAAAGATTTGATGCGACCGCACACGACACACAGCAGAACGACTACGCCGAACTTCCAAACGGCATTTACAAGCTCGAGATCGAGGCCAGTGACGTCGGCCCGACGAAGGCAGGCAACGGAACTATTCTCAAGACGACAATGGTCGTCATCGAGCCCGAAAGCCTCAAGGGCCGCAAGCTCTTCACGACCTACAATCTCGAAAACTCCAACCCTCAAGCCCAGGAAATCGGCCAGAAGCAGTTCGCCAGCCTCTGCCGCGCTGTTGGCGTGTCGACGGTTGAGGACAGCGAAGAGCTTCACTTCGTGGCGTTCACCGCAAAGATCGGCCTCGGCAAGGCGCAGAACGGGTACGCCGCACGCGCCGAGATCAAACGCTATTTCTTCGAAGACGAAGGCAACGTACCGGCGCCGGCGATCGACGCTAACCAGCCTGCGCCTCAGCCAGCAGCAGCCAACGACAACCGCCGCGTCGCCGCGAGCAATGACAACAAGCCCGCCGCTGTGGCTGCCGGTACGACGCGCCGGCCCTGGGGAAGCAAATAACCCACACCAACGCGGGCTGCCTCACCAGCGGCCCGCTATTTCACCACAATTGAGGAGATTTGAATGACGAACTACAAGGCGGAGGCCAGAAAGATCGCCGAGAAATGCTACCCGATCCCCGGCGCATTCGCGGCAGGCGGAGCGGTGACGAGCGTCTTCACCAACCGAGACATCAACGACGTTGACGTCTACTTCAAGAGCCGCGAGGCCTTCGAATATGCCGTGGCGCAAGCGTACGAGGATGGGTTCTGGTGCGTTTCCACGACAAAGCGCGCCGTGACATTTGCTGAGAGTGGCGGAACGCCAATCCAGTTTATGCACTTCGATTTCTTCCCGACTTCGCAGGACATCTTCGACGCCTTCGACTTCACTGTCGTTATGGGCGCACTGGACTTCGACACCGATGAATTCTCATTCCACAACGACTTCCTGAAACACAACTCCCAGCGCTTCCTGCGATTCCATCCAGGTACCCGTTACCCGCTGGCGTCGGCAACGCGCGTCCTCAAGTACCAGGATCGCGGTTACACTATCGGCAAGGGCGACATTCTCAAGATCGTGCTGGCTGGCCGCAAGGTGAAGATCGACACTTGGGAGGAATTGAAAGACCAGATCGGCGGCGCTTATGGCGAAAAGGTCGTCCTCGGCACGGAAGGCACGCCTTTCTCTCTGGACGCGGCAATCGCTGCACTGACTGTCGATGACGAAGGCAAGGAATCGTGGGTCGCAAACGACAACGAGGATCAGCCGGGCAGTGCTATTGGCTTGTTCAAGAAGATCGCTGAGCTGAATGGCCAGACGTTCGACGCGAGCCGATACGATGAAGGCGAGGATGGTTGCGGCTACCCGATCGGCTACGAGCCGCCGAAGAAACCGTCGCCGTTCTCTTTCGCAGCCTAACACCACCTGCCTGCCGCCCACCACGGCAGGAACCACCACACAACACCGAGGAGACACCCATGCACCTTGTCATCCACAAGGAAGACCTGACGCGTGCGCTTGCGGCCACAACGAAGGTCGTCGAGGCAAGATCCACCATTCCCATCCTGTCGAGCGTGCAAGTTGCGGCCGCAGGTGAGGGCCTTGCGATCACCGCAACTGACCTCGATATTATCGCAACCGCAGGCGTACCTGCTGAGGTCAGCAAGCCAGGCAACATCTGCGTCAGCGCGAAGCTGCTCAACGACATCGCGCGCAAGGCAACCGGCGACATCACCATGACACTGGATGGTGACAAACTTCTGGTGAAGTCCGGACGGTCGCGCTTTTCTCTTGCCACGCTGTCAGCAGGTGACTTCCCAACGCTCGGCGACGACAAGTTCGACGCTGAATTCGAGATCGATTTGGCCGCACTATTCGCACCGGTGTCGTTTGCGATTTCCAGCGAAGAGGCGCGCTATTTTCTTCAGGGTGTTTTCATTCACCGCCACGAAGGTCACATCGCAGCGGTAGCAACAGATGGTCATCGCCTCGCCTTGAATACCCTGCCGCTAGATACAAACTTTCCTTCGGTTATCGTGCCGCGCAAGACGGTGGCCCTTCTGCCTAAGGGCAAAGTGCAGGTGTCCGTCAGCATGCAGAAAATCCGCATCGTGTCTGATGATGTGTGTATCACATCGAAGTTGATCGACGGAACATTCCCAGATTACCGACGAGTAATGCCTGCGGGCAACACCAAGGTAGTGACTTTCGATCGCGACGCCCTGATGAAGGCATCGGATCGAGTTTCGACCGTCTCATCTGAGAGGGGACGTGCGGTGAAATTCTCTGTCACCCCTGGTGGCATTTCTCTCTCCGTTAGGTCCGAAGCTGGTGATGCCATTGACGAGATCGAGGCAGAGTACTCAAGCGAACCAGTCGAGATCGGGTTCAATGCTGCGTACGTTCGTGACATGCTCAATGCTATTCCTGCTGGCCTTACAACGCTTGCCCTTGCAGACGGTGCCTCTCCGGCTCTCGTTAAGTCAGCGTCCGCGCCAAACTGGGCTGGCGTATGCATGCCAATGCGTGTGTAGCCGTGGAGATCACCATTGATTACCTGCGTCTTCGGTTCCACTACGATTCTGAGACGGGAAAGTTGTTCTGGCGAAATGCTACGCCAGAGCACTTTAAACTTCATCGCACATACTTAGCTTGGAACAAGCGCTTCGCTCAAAAGGAGGTAGGGGCGCTTCTGAACAACGGGTACTTATACGTAAACTTAAAAAAGACTGTGATGCTCGTCCACCGCATCATTTTCGCGATCGTTTACGGGTATTGGCCGAAACAAGTCGACCATATCAACCATAATAGGACCGATAACAGGATCAAAAACCTAAGGGCCGCAGATGCCGTTTCCAACGGTCAAAACATCTCGCTGCCGAGCGACAACACTAGCGGTCGTATTGGTGTCTATTGGTTTCGACAGAGAAACATCTGGTACGCGCGAATAAAGTGCGGCGGGAAAAACCACCATCTCGGCTACTTCGCTGACAAAGCAGACGCGATAGCGGCTAGGGAGGCCGCTGAGCTTCGCTTTGGGTTTCATCCAAACCACGGACTTATCGCCAACGACAATGTTAAGCTGTTGGAGACCGCATAATGGCCCCACTACCCAAGCCAGAATCCAGCACGGTCCGTGCCATCTATGCCGCCTACGAAGCTGCGGCTTCGTCATGGGACGGCCTCGGTATATCCGTCGGCGAGGCCAACAATCCCTGTGATCGAGCGCTCTGGTATGCCTTCCGCTGGGCAACTCCGGTTGAAAAACACCACGGTCGCCAGCTGCGTCTGTTCGAAACCGGCAACATCGAAGAAGACCGCCTTGTTGCTGATCTCGAGCGCATAGGCGTGGATGTCTACGGCCAGCAGGACAAGATCAGGCTGGTGCAGGGGCACGTCCGGGGTAAATGCGACGGCAAAGCGATGGGTGTTGTCGAAGCGCCGAAGACTGAGCATCTGCTCGAATTCAAGTCCAGCAATGCGAAGGGCATGAAGGAGATCATAAAGAAGGGCTGTAAGGAGGCAAAACCGCTCCACTACGGCCAATGTCAGTTGGGGATGCACGCTTTCGGTCTGTCGCGGTGCCTATATCTCGTCAGCTGCAAGGATGACGACACGCTCTATGCCGAGCGCATCGAATACGATCCGGGATTCTGCCTGCGTCTGCTGACGCGACTGGAGCGCATCATCAACTCGCCGGAGCCGCCGTCACGTATCAACGAAGCCCCAGACTGGTTCGAATGCACCTTCTGCAAGCACAAGCCTGCCTGCAAGGAGGGCGCATGGCCCCGCGTCACGTGCCGGTCGTGCATCCACTCTTCGCCGGAGATGGGCGGCGATGGTCACTGGTCCTGCGCGCGATGGGCAAAGCCGATTTCGTTCGACGAGCAAAAGGAAGGTTGTCCCACGCATCTGACGATTCCCGCGCTCGTGCCCGGCGAGCAAACAGATTGTGACGAGGAAGCGGAAACAATCACTTATGTGCTGCGAGACGGCACAATTTATGTCGATGGCGCCACCACGGCGTAACACCACATGAGGAGACCATCATGCCGCTTGTAGCACGCACGCCGCTTGTCGCTGCCAATGATAACAATCCGCGCAGTCCCGAGTTCGACCGCAAGCTTCTGGCCTACGAGCCGGCCTTGCGAAGACTGGCGAGAAAGATCACCAAGAATGACGACGCGGCCGACGAGCTGTTTCAGTCAGCGATGGTCGTCATGTTGCGCAGGCATCGCGAATGCCGCCTTGAGACCTTCTGGACGTGGGCGGTCCTTTGCGTTCGGGGGACGGCGCAGGAATTCGTCCGCACCAATTCGACCAAGTCGCGCTCTGCTGAAGTCTGCAGTCTCTCGGCATTCGACGAGATGCCGGGCTCTACCGATCCGCACCAAGAGGATGGCACTGACTTGTCGCGCGTTGTTTCCCTGCTGGAAGGCCGCAATGGCACGATGCTGATGCGCAGGGCAATGGGCGAGACGCTGGAAGCCATCGGCAATGATCACGGCCTCACCAAAGAACGCGTTCGACAGGTCGTCATCAAGGAGCGGGCGAGGGTGCTTGGGCTGCTGCGGGAGGCGGCTTGATGGCATTACGGTACTATCAGCGCGAGGCTGTCGACGCGACGTTCAATTACTGGCGCGAAGAGGCCGGACATCCACTCATCGATATGGCTACCGGCACAGGCAAAAGCATGACGCTCGCCACACTGTTTCATGAGATGATTACTGGCTGGCCGGACATGCGCCTCTTGAACGTCGTTCACGTTCAGGAGCTTGTGGAGTCGAACTTCAAGGAGATGATTGGCCTCGCGCCGTTCGCCCCGGTTGGCCTTTACGCTGCTGCCTTGGGCCGCCGCGACTCGCGCGCACAGATCCTCTTTGCCCAGCTGCAAACCGTCTGGAACAAGGCAAAAGAAATTGGGCACGTCGACGTTTTGGCGATCGATGAAGTGCATCTTGTGCCTGACGACGAGAACACAATGTACCGCGTCTTTATCCAGGCGCTTCTGGCCATCAACCCGGACATGAAAATTGTCGGCTTGTCAGCCACGCTATACCGCCTCGATAGCGGACGATTGGATGAGGGGGACGACCGACTGTTTGATAGGACAGTCTATAGTTACGGCATTCGCGAAGGCATCGATGATGGTTATCTGACGCCGATTACTTCGAAGCCAACGTCGACGAAGCAGGACACGTCTGCCGTTCCCTTGCGCGGGAATGACTTGGCGAAGGGCGCCCTGCAAAAAGCGGTGGACCAGGACTGGCTCAACAAGCGTATTGTTGAGGAGGTTTTCGACACCGAACCTCATCGCAAGACTGCACTGTTTTTCTGCGCCGGCGAGAAGCACGCGACAAACATGCGCGACATCATTCGCGACGCTGGACGATCATGCGAGATCATAATGGGAACGACGCCGAAAGGAGAACGTCGAAAGATTATCGAGGCGTATAAGCGTGGCGAGATATGGGGCATTTGCAACGACAATGTGATGTCGACAGGCACTAACGTTCCTCGCATCGATCTCATTGTGGACGCGGCCAAGACAAAGTCGGCAAGCCGATATGTTCAGCGCGTGGGCCGCGGCACTCGTGTGATCTACCCTCGTGGTTTTGATCCTGAAGCAGCGAGCGCAGAAGAACGCCGTGCGGCAATATTTGGTGGCGATAAACCGAACTGCCGATATATGGACTTTGCTGGAAACGTGGGTGAGCATGGCCCGGTAGACATGATCGTCCCAACGAAGCCAACAAAGGGCGACGGCACGGCACCGGTCAAGGTGTGCCCGCAATGCGAAGAGCAACTACATGCCTCAATTCGGGTGTGCTGGTGCTGCGGTCATGAGTTCGAATTTGACGAGACACCCAAGCTCCAGTCAAAGCCGACGGACGCGCCCATCATCTCCACACAGGCACCCGAACCCCGCACCGTCACGTCTCGCAGCTTCTATTACCACGAAGGCAAGGGCGATAAGCCGCCGTCTGTGAAGGTCAGCTATATGGTCGGCATGACCGCGATCAACGAGTGGGTCTGCCCTCAGCACCAAGGCTTTCCGAAGTCAAAGGCCGACCGCTATTGGCGCGCGCATGGCGGAAAAATGCCGTTCCCCAAGACCGTGCTGGAGTGGATCGAGCGGCAGTCGGAACTGGCCGACACGGTCGAGATCACGGTTAAGCCGCGCCAGAAGTACTGGGATGTCGTGGGGCATGTGGTAGGTGCGGCGAACGACAATTGCGTGTCATCGGCTAGTGACAATGCGCCGGTTAAAGAGGATGATTGGCGGGTGCTGATGGACGACGACGTGCCTTTCTGATCTTGACAAATTTGTAAAAGCGGTTTAGCGTGATTGTACCAAATTACCAGCACCACATTGAGGAGACGAGAATGAGCGAGAGAAGATCGCTAGAGGACGGTTCTGCAT